CTAAAAATTCATGAAAGGAGTGGTTAGCTTGGAAAAGAAGCAACCAGACCTTGCGCAATTCTTTGAATTGCCAAACCCGGGCCTGCGGGCTTATTTTCAGCGAACAGTCGCAGGTAATCCGGACGATTACCGTCCGCCCTTTTGGAAGGGTAAACCTCGTAGCACAGTGCTTGCGGAATGGCAGAAGGTGATAGACCGACTCGGCGTTAAAGAGAGTTGGCCCAGCCTTTATGAGTTCGAGATGGATATGAAGTCCAAAGTTGGACCAATGTCAATCCAGCTCCCTCTCAAAAGCAGGATTGAGTCCATCGAAGCCTACTATAAGGATTATGGTGGGCAAAGTCTCAACGAAGAAGCAATCCGTGACACGATTAACTTCTTCCGGGAGGCTAAAGGCATTCGTTTGCGTAGTCTAGCCAACACCGCAAACAAAATGCGCCTAAGCACTAACTCTGGCAATCCCTGGTTTGCCAAGCGTAGGCGTTTCATCCAAGACGCCATCGACTCTAGCGTACGGTTTGAAGGGAACCAAATGTACGCACTGGTGCATGGGAAGGAATACCGCCTTGCAGCCATCCTCGGGTGGCGTGGCCAAGAAGGTGGAATCCAAGACGATGATGTGAAGCAACGAGTTATTTGGATGATGAGTTTACTCCTGAACTTACGAGAACTCGCCTTCTATCAGCCGGCGATTGAAGCCATGCAGCGACATGAGCTCATTCCGGCGTACGTCAGTATGGAGTGTGTAGATCGAAGAGTCACGCAATTATTTGATACTAAGGGTGCCGATGACGTAGTAATTTGCACTGACTTTTCCAAATTCGATCAGCACTTTGGGAAGTGTATGCAAGATGCCGCGTTGAAAATAGAACAGGGGTTGGCTTCCCCAAGTGGCGATTTGCATGAGTGGTTTGAGACAATCTATCCGATCAAGTTCAACCTACCTTTGATTTGTTCAGAGGACCTCATGTTCGAGGGCGCTCATGGGATGGGCAGTGGATCGGGTGGAACCAACTTTGATGAGTCGCTCGCTCACAAGGCATTGCAGTTTGAAGCTGCAAGATCCATAGGCTCAGAGCTAAATCCCAACTCGATGGCCTATGGTGATGATGGAATTCTCACCGCTCCAGGATTAACTGTCGACAATGTAATACAAGCGTACACGTCACACGGACAGGAAATGAATCCGGATAAGCAGTACGTGAGTAAACAAGACTGTGTGGTATTGAGACGGTGGCACCACGTTAATTACCGTCAAAATGGCATTATGGTCGGAGTCTACTCAACCTTCCGGGCCTTAGGAAGGTTGCTAGCTCAAGAGCGTTTCTATGATCCCGAGGAATGGGGGCCTGAAGCAGTTACCCTTCGTGCATGGTCAATATTAGAAAACTGCAATCAGTCACCATATTTCGAGGAGTTCGTCAGGTTTTGCATGCAAGGGGATAAATTCAGGCTTGGTTTGGACCTGAAGGGCTTTATGGCGTCTGTTGAGAAGCAGGCCATGAGGCTTAGTGAACAAATCCCCGACTTTCTGGGATACACGAAGACACTCCAGACCCAGGACGCTAGGGACGTCGGGATTAAGTCTTGGCGTATCTACAAGTATCTCAGCTCCCTAAGATAGGGCGAGGGGGAAC